ACAGATGGCTGATAAAATAGAAGAAAATAACGAGGAGCCTGTAAACGAAAGCGGGTATACGAACTTTGGTGGTTCTGCGGGAAGGTCAGGAACTTACTACACGCCTACTGGCCCTATTGGAAGATTCTTTGCTAAGTTCTTCGCCACTAAAGCTCAACCAGCAGTACAGAAAGCTTTAGACCAGGGGCAGGTAACATCCTTAACTGGAGATACCATAAAGTCTACTGGAGTTTTAAAGGATACTCCAGGAAAAGACGGCCCAGCCATTGGGGGCATAGTTAGAAATCCAATCGTACCTCAAAATGAGTTAAATAGAAAAAAGAGATACAGAGAGTACGAGGAGATGGATGAGTATCCTGAGGTCGGAGCAGCATTTGATATTTACGCTGACGATGCCACCCAAAGAGGGAATAGAGGAGAGAGGTGGAACGTGGACTCAGAAAACACTATGGTTGTTGATGAGGTAGAATCATTTTTTTCCGATATAAAGCTAGACAAACTTCTTTGGGATATCGTTAGAAACACAGTGAAGTATGGTGATTGCTTCATTGAAATGATTTTAAATGTGGAGAAGCCAGAAGAAGGTATCAAGAAGCTCAAAGTTCTTAATCCCAATTATCTTCTTAGGGTAGAAAATGAGTTCGGGTACTTGAAGAAGTTCTTACAGGAGATTCCTTCTGATGACGTAATGGATGTCATGTACAATGGGGCAGGAAACCAAAGACCCGTTAAGTATATTGAGCTTGATAAGCACCAAATTGTACACTTCCGACTCCATACATCAGACCCAATTTTCTACCCTTACGGAAAATCCATTGCCGCTCTGTGCCACAGAATCTTCCGGTCTCTCAAGATGATGGAAGATGCGATGATGATTTATCGCCTCTCTCGCGCTCCTGAGCGCCGCATCTTCTATATCGACACAGGTAACTTGCCTACTAGCAAAGCTGAGATGTTCATTGAGCGTATCAAGCAGAAGTTCAAGAAGGAGAAGTTCTACCAAGGAAATAACTCCACGGTCAATGCTAGGTATAACCCTATGTCTCTAGATGAAGACTTTTTCGTCGCCACTAAGAATGGTAAGGGAACAAAGATTGAGACCCTCCCTGGAGCTACCAACCTTGGAGAGATTGAGGATGTTAGATACTACAGGGATAAGCTTCTTGCGGCTCTCAAGGTTCCGAAAGACTACCTCGTAGAAAAAGATAAGTCCCCAGAAAGAAAGGCCAACCTATCTCAGCTAGATGTTAAGTTTGCTAGAACTATTCAGCGGGTTCAAGTTGACGTTGAGACTGGTCTAGAGAACCTAGCCAAAAGACACCTACAGCTTCGTGGATTCCCTGCGAGCTTAATTAAGAAGCTTAGAATTAGGCTTCCTGAGCCTTCTGATATGTCTGCTAAGAGAAAGCTTGATTTGGATGAGCAGAAGATTCGAGTTATTCAGGCTGCACAAGGACTTCAGCTTCTTCCGAAAAAGAATCTATACAAAGAATACTTTGATATGACCGATGAAGAAGCAGATCGCACTATTCAGGAAATGAAAAAGGAGCAAGAAGAGCAGATGGCTATGGATGCCCAAGCACAAGGCGCTCCGATGGCTGCTGATCAAGGCCCAGGCATGGAGTCTGCTGAAAATACTCCACCTACAGCGAATGAAAGCACCGAGACACCAGTTGAATTTATGCTAAATCGCACCTTGGATGAGGAAGCAAAAGAAGTAATGCACAGAATTGTGGAAAAACAAAAGCAAAAAGCTGAGGAGCTACTAGAAAGCTAATCTATATAACTTAAACGGAGATAAAAAAATGTTTTCAAGATTATTTGAGGAGAGAGATAAGACCATTACCCACCTTGTAAAATTAGGTGACTGCATCGGCAGATCAATCCGAGAGAATGTTATGCTTTTCAGCATGGACGGAAACAACGATCAGGTTACCTACCTTACCGAAGGAGGTAAAGTTATTACTGGCAACTTCAGTATTTCTGAGGATGTTAGCTTAACTAACATTAAAGTTCAAGACTCGTCTGTATTTGATGATGAAGAGACTTTTGATGGGTTTGTTAATGAAAAGATGCATTCTTTTATAGAGAACATTCATTACTCTGAATATGGCGAAGCCGACGACAGCTTCACGGATATTCTCACGCTTTGGGAGAACAGACTCAAGCTTTCTGGAGTTCAAAAGAGACTTCATGAGCAGTGCTCTAAACTAGCTGAAACCGAGAAGATTGTAGAGTCGGAAGCTTTCCAAAATCTTATTGAAGTAAATCCCCAGCTAACCTCCTTCCTTTCAGAGAACTTGGAAAAAATAATCCAGGTTCCTGACATCAGGAATGCCGTCAACCTATCTAACTCAGTTTCTCAAGCGTTCAACTTCCCCAAAATTACGCTACAAGAGTTAGAAGAAGAGGGCCAGTATAGCCTTAACAAAGGTGTTAACGAATCTATCTACGAGATGGTTTGCCGCCAAGAGCTTATCAAGAAAGAGATCATGGAATCTAAGAGGGACTTCGAAATGGTCTGGGCCAGCGCCCCTACGATCAAGAACCTTGCAAGCATGATTTTTGAAGATGCAGAAGCTACAGTAGGCGCTCTAAGTGAGGCTCTTGTGGAAGTCCCTTACCTAGCTCTTGCTTCTAAGAAAAGCTTGTTCGAGACTTTTTCTAAATGTCTTGCTACCGTGGATGGAGCTTTAGGTGTTACGGAAAAAGATATTCAAGAGTTTTCTTCTAGAATATTTGAATACAAGAAGGACGTAAAAGAAGTATTTATAAATAATATAAACGAAAAGTACGGAGTTAATATCCAAAACCTACAGGATCCCGCTTCTTTCAAAAGTCTAGCCAATACTCAGGTTGTTATTTTTGAGGCATTGTCCAGACTTGCTCCCAAGGGAAGTGTACTTAAGGGAGTTCTTTCCGAAATGGCACAAAGTCTAAAAGGAAAGCATGGTGTAGAATGCATTGATGTAAACGACTTCCTCTTGGAGATGTTTGTTTCCGCTGGCTATGACGCAGTTCTTGAAGAAGGATCTGCAACAAAAGTGGACTTTAAAAGAATTACGGGACAACTTTCTGACATCAAAAATCTAGTTAATAACATTGAAGAGCAGCTTTCAGAAAAGGATGCTGATTATGAGAGCGACGAAAACTTAGAAGATGTTGCTGAGGCCACAGAGCCAGAGGAAAAGCCCACTGACCCTTTAGAAGATGAGGTCAAGAAGGCTGATGAAGAGGCTAAAGAATCTTTAGAGCCTGTAGCGGAAATGCCGGAAGTAAAAACGGAAAAAGAAGCTATAGACGATCTTGCTGATATTGATAAGGTTGTTGGAGAAATTGTTAAAGAATTAGGCAGCGAGTTTGGTGCTGAGTGATCGTGAACAAAAGTTCTCCTCCTAGTTTATAGCACTACATAAAGACGGAGGAGTGTTATGGCGGAACTATCATCATTACTATTTGTACAAACAGATGAACTAAATAGACCGACTTTAATCGCGTCTAACGACACAGATAATTTAACGTCTAGCTTGATGCCTCAAGACGTTAAAGACACTGTATTTATCGTCAGTAGCTCTAAAGTAAGTAGCAACTATACTGCTTGGGATTCTGTAAGTGCCATTAGTGGATTACAGGAATTATCGGGTGTATCCGCTGATGTTTCCGTTATTGGAGAAATTAGTGGAGTAATTTATGATGGCTCTGACGGGTGGAACAGTGTAAGTGCTGTCAGCGGTTTAAGTGCATTGCGTGACGTATCTGCGGATATTTCAGCCGTTCCAGAAATAAGTGGAGTTATGTACGATAACTCCGCTGCATGGAATTCAGTAAGTTCTGTTAGTGGATTACAGGAACTATCTTCGGTATCTGGGGATATTTCGGCTGTAAGTTCTCTCAGCGCACTCTTAATAAATGGATCAAGCATTCTTTCTTCTCTTTCTGGCTCAATGTCAGGTGCAGAAGGGGGACCGGATGTTCTTATATTTAGCGCATTAAATAACTTAGCTAGAGTGCTTAGGTATGTAGATGCAACCACTAATATAGATAAAGGTTTTGGTACTCCTGGAGATGGGGTTGTAGCAATCAACAGCGTCAATTCAATACGAAGTCCTGTAGGAAAAGTATTGGCTCTTGGTGCCCTTGATCCAAGTGGAAAAACAGCAGCTTCTGTGAAATTAGATTGGGTAGAGTCCGAATCAGTCGGAGTCTCTTACCTTTCTGGGGGCGTCGTTGGCTTGGTTGGCATGGACGATATTAGAATAGGTGGAAGTAATACTGACCTTCTTCCAGGCCAAGCAAGTTCACTTAAAAGCTTGTATACAAAAACTAAAGATTCCTCCGGTAATTGGGACGGAGCATATGACTATCTTGATGGGCCAAACGGGGTTTCAGGATCATTAACTTACTTTATAAACACCTCTGGAGATCTAGCATTTAAAAACACTGTAGACACTTCTAATATAGATGCTAATGCCATAACTAACAATGAAATTGCCGACGATGCCGTAACAGAAAGAACGCTAATACAAAATGCGGTAACCACAGATAAAATAGCACCAGATGCTGTAACTGAAGCTAAGATAGCTAGTGGCTCTATAACTACAGGTAAACTAAATGATGGGGCTGTAACTTCGGAAAAGATTTTTACTAATGCAGTAACTGAGACCGAGATCGCCTCCCGCGCTGTAACTGAAACTAGGATAGCGTTATCTGCTATAACGACACCACTAATCCAATGGGGGGCTATAAAGCAACAACAGATTGATGCTAATGCAGTAACCGAAGCAAAACTTGCTGCCTCTGCTGTAACGACAGAGAAAATTGCTGATCAGGCGATAACCCAGGCAAAAATTCAAATAGGTGCTGTAACCACCGAAGAAATAGCCGAATTTGGCGTTGATGCTTCTAACATTGCTAATAACACCATAACCGCACAACAGATAGCTGATGACTCGATTGGGCCTAATCAACTTCAAGACACTGCGGTCGCGGCTGGGTCTTACGATAATGCTAATATTATCGTAGATGCCCAAGGAAGAATCACCTCAGCTACGAACGGCACTGGTGGCGGCGGTGGGGGCGTTGGCGATGCTAGTGCTTTATTAATAGGAGAAGGTGCTTATGCGTCGATTGATGACACCGCTGCTCAGGGGCAGATTCTTGTTTACAATGGCACAAACTTTGTTTATCGAACTCAAGCATTCTC